CGTTATGACTGATGCACCTAACGGTTTTAAATACTTCAACCGTTCGCCAATCAAGACTGCTATGGAAGGTGACTTTGACACTGGAAATATGCGGTTCAAGGCCCGTGAGCGTTACAGCTTCGGTGTTTCTGACTGGCGTGCAGTCTTCGGTACAGCCGGAGCTGCGTAAGAAGAAGGGGGCGCTAGACGCCCCCTTTTTTTATCTATAACATTGACACAACTTCTGACAGCATTTTGCTGACACTAGCCACGACAGGAGATTGACATGGCGAACACAACTTTCAGCGGTCCAGTCCGCTCTGAAGGAGGCTTTGAGGTAGTTGACAAAAACGCAACTACTGGAGCTTTCACTACATCCCTTGACATCGCGTCTGACGGTGCGATTGATCTGACTTATTCAAGCGCTGATACAGGCACTGCAAACGTTGAGCCGATTGTTATGGAAAACACCATGACAGGCGCGGGCGGTTTGGCAGGTCGTGCACGTTTTCAGTTAAATGCTGATGCAGCATTGGGTTCTTACTCAAACGCAATGAAGGCCATCACTGTATACGGAACATCGGGCAAGACCACCGGTCTTGGTTCGGCATTCGTTGCTGAGATGACATTGTCTGCGGGAACCGATGCCGGAACATATGCTCCGCTTGAGATTGAATTGAACGCACCAACAGGCGCTGACACAGGCACTTTGACTTCATTTATCCACATTTCCACACAAGGCGATGACGTTGGAACAATTGATGACAACGTGCGCTTGTTCAATCTTGCGGGTGTCACTGCAGGGACAGGTCATGTGTTTCAAACAGGTAACACTGCCCCAGCAACGGTAGGCGGCACATTGAAGTGTCGTGTTGCAGGAACAGACTACTACGTTATCCTGTATACAAGTGAAGCTACTACCACCTAATGTTGGATAAGCAGAGCTTAGAGCAGCTTAAAGCTCAGGCCGTGGAGCAGAGGGACAAATACGTTCAGATGCTCCACGAAGCCAACGGTGCGATTGGCATGTTGGAATATCTGCTTAAGCAGATAGATGAAACAAAGGAACAGGAAAATGACCCGACCTGACACTGAGGTCTTTTCCTAAAGGAGAATTTTTGTGGATAGCTTGTCTCAAATTTTTCAGGTCAGTAAGCGCGAAAGCGGTTTTGCTGTCCTTGGACCGCATCGACTCAAAGAGTTTTCACTCATTGGAACTGCAAGCGCTGGAAAGCTAACTGTCTTTGATACGGATACGGCACCAGTAGCTGGAACTTATGGTCAATCAGGAACAACAGTTACCGTTACAGATAATGGGCACGGCCTGTCAACCGGAGACACCGTAGGTATTTGTTTTGAAACAGGAACTGGCGGCACAGCGGTGTCTGGTAATTATGAAATAACGGTGACCGGTGTAAACACGTTCACAATTACCATGCTGAACTCAGACACCATTACAAACGATCCTGCATGTAACTATGTGGCAAATAGCGGTTCAAACCAAGAAAAACCAAAACGTTGGTTAATGTGTAAAGGCATTGCAGCGGCGGATACTTTTGCAAACGTTTTTCAGGTTCCAAATAGCGGGTTTATTACCAAGCTGGGAACTTACTTTTTAATGTCTAATCTTTTAGAAGCGGACATGTTTTACGAGTAAAGTTATGGCGACCACAAAAGACGTTAAAAGAACACCGTCGGGTCGCGTAAGTTACCGCGGTGAAACGTTCGCGGGGTACAACAAACCTAAGCGGACAAGCGGCGGTAACAAAAAATTTGCTGTGCTTGCCAAGAAAGGTAGTGAAGTAAAGTTGGTTCGTTTTGGCGATCCAAACATGACGATCAAAAAAGATCAGCCTGATCGCCGTAAAAGTTTTAGGGCTCGTCACAACTGTGACACGGCAAAAGATAAATTCACCGCTAGATACTGGAGCTGTAAAAAATGGTAGCCCAAGTCAAGCTAGAGATGGAAGATCAAGAGCTGAAGGCTAAGGATGTTTTGGTGCTTTTGGAAAAGCACGAAAGCGAGTGCAATTTAAGGTACAAAGCCATTAACGAAAAGTTGGAGTTCCAAGCCGCTACGCTTGAGAAGCTAGATCAACGCCTGTGGTTTGTAGGTGTTTTAGTGGTCGCAGCTCCTTTTGGGATGCTCTTAGTCGAAAGGATTATGCAATGAGTCGTGTCAACCTCGGTGCTGGAGCGCCTGCAAAAAAGGCGTGTAAACCTGTTCAACGAATGAAAAAGGGCGGCGAAGTCAAATCTGGTGGAAAGATTTGTCCGGCAGGCAAAGCATGGGCAAAGCGGACTTTTGACACATATCCAAGTGCGTATGCGAACATGGCCGCATCGAAATACTGCAAAGATCCAAACTACGCTAAAAAAGCCAAGAAGAAAAAGTAATGGGACAGCTGAAAGAATGGCGTGATCAAGAATGGGTTCGTATCGACAGCTCTGGAAACATTGTTGGTGAGTGCGGCACGTCTAAGGACAAGAAAAACCCGGATCGTTGTTTGCCTCGTTCTAAAGCCGAAAGTCTGTCTAAGTCAGAGCGCGCGGCAACTGCCCGAAAGAAAAAGCGTGAAGGCTCAAAAGGCAAGCAGGTTGTAAAGAATACTAAGAAAGCTGAAGTTAAGATGGAAGCCGGTGGAGTAGTTCGCCGTAAAAACAAAGGGTGTGGAGCGGTGCTAAGCGAGCGCCGAAAGAAAACGAGGTACGCATGACCACGTTAGAAGACCAGATTCAGCAAGAAATTCGAGACTGGTCCGCTCACGCGCTTGAAGAACCAAGCAATTATTTTGCGGGGTTGCCGCCGTGTCCTTACGCTAAACGCGCGTGGGCCGACAACAAAGTTACCATTTCATTTAAATATGACGGGCATATGCAAGACATATACTCTGCCATATCGCAATTTTGCGATGATTATGATTTGCACATCATCGTTGATCTAGCTTTTGAAGAAGATCCTGAAGAGTTTCAGGATTATTTGTATCAGCTCAATGAAGCCATTTCGGATGGCATTTTTATTGACAAAGACATCTGGTTGATGGGCTTTCATCCAAACGATGCGCCTAACGACTTGATTGATAACCAGACTTTTACTCCGCTGGTTGAAACAGAGTACGCTATGATTTTTGTTCAACGCTTATCAAAGGTACAGGTGGCGGCGGACAAATTGAAAGCAAAGGGGTATTATGAGAAGTATCTGGAGGAATATGATGCAGAGCATCTGTTTATTCAGAGACGTGATTTATATCAACGCTTGATGGAGACTACTCATGGCGATGAAACCAAAGAAGATGATGCGTGGCGGCCCAGCTAAGAAAATGCGTTCTGGCGGCATGGTTGAAAAGAAAATGCGCGGCGGCGGCATGGTTGACAAAAAGATGAAAGAAGGTGGCGCAACAGGCATGTCCGTTGCTGATCTTCGTAAAATGGCTAAAGACAAAGGCTACAAGTTGGTCAAGTCTGACAAGGCATAATGGCAACATCTGGATCTGTTGATTTTGAACTCGATGTAGCTGACTACATCGAGGAAGCTTTTGAGCGATGTGGCCTTGAGGTTCGTACCGGGTACGATCTCAAGACCGCAAAGCGTTCGCTCAACCTGATGTTGGCTGAATGGGCCAACCGTGGATTAAATCAATGGACGATTGAACAGCGCACGTTTACTACGACGCAAGGTGATGCAGACATCAGTCTTGGCGAGGATGTTATCGACATCTTATCGGTTGTTGTGCAAAGAAACGGAACAGATTTTGCGTTAGATCGGGTTAGTCGAAGCGAGTTTTTGAACATCCCGAACAAAACGACGCAGGGACGCCCAACACAGTTTTTCTTGGACCGTCAAATCACACCCAACTTGAAAATTTGGCCGACACCAGATAACGATACCGATATTGTGACTTATAACGCTTTGACCCGAATGCAGGATGCAGACGGTCAAACCAATACCATCGAAGTCCCTTTTCGGTTTTATCCGTGTTTGGCGGCAGGTTTGGCGTATTACATTTCGCTGAAGCGTGCTCCCAACCGGGTGCAGTTGTTAAAGGCTGTGTATGAAGAAGAGTTTGAGCGGGCGATGACGGAAGACCGTGACAGAGCGTCTTTTAACGTTGTTCCGCAATACGAATACTTTAGGACAACCTGATGTCTAAGTACGCTCAAGGCAAGTTTGCTTATGCAACATCGGACCGCTCCGGTGTACGGTACAAGTACAAAGATATGCGGAAAGAGTGGAACGGGTTACTTGTCGGAAAAGATGAATATGAACCGAAACATCCACAGCTTGGGCCGTTTCGTAAAGTTGTGGATGCGCAAGCT